CAGTCATCAAAAACGAGAACGTTTTTAGCATCACTAAATTTGTACAACTTAGCGAACAAGCCGATACCTGACATAGCACCTTTGACAATCTCAAAACGTGCTTTCTTACCTGCAACTTGATCGAACAAGCTTGCTTTTTCCATTTGCAATGACACACCGTGTGACTTACCGATACCTGCAGGACCTGTAACAATCATAGCACGAATGTCACCTGCAATACATGCCTTAGACATTTCATCAAGTACACCGAAACGAGTAGCAATACGGTCCATTGCTTCTGTTTCAGATTCCTCAGTCACATGCTTTGCTTCAACTGTAGGCATGCCTGACAAGAATTCAATACATTCTTTGTTGTCAATTTGAACACGGACCTCGTCAGGGCGACCCGGGAATTGACCTTCATTTTTTACTGTAACGAAACCACCTTTAGAGCCTAACTGATAACCTTTAACCAGTTGAAAGACTTCACCTTTCACAGGTGAGTTACGATAAGAACCAGAAGTGATGCGAACGATGCTAGACATTTGTTTCCTTTATTTCAGTGTCAATACAAGTATTGTAGCACAATACCCATTTATTGTCAAATTTAAGATACCTTTGAATCCATCATTTCAGACAGAATAAACTTGGCTACGTTCATTTGTTTACGAACGTATTCAATTGAACGAGGACCAGTGCCCATTGCCATCATTTCTTGACAGTCACTCATGATACCCATCACGACCATTTCCAGACCAGAACACTTAGCGGTAATACTTTCCATGTACTGTTCGCGGATTTCTTGTTCAGACATACCGTAACATTTAGTTTCAAATTCAGTCATTTCGTGCTCCTTTAATCAATCTATACATGTATTATAGACCCAAACCCATTTATTGTCAACCTTTATTTGCCTAGGAATTTCTTAATTCCATCCTTCCAAGCAGGGTCTGCGAACGGTTCATGTGATGGGACCTCGGATGTTATAGAAGTATAATTACTGTGGTCTGGGTCATCAGCGCACAAAGCAAATCTGCGACCATACGGGTCGTTTTTTGAAGTCAATTGCAGAATTTTGTTTCTGTTCTCTGGGTTAGCATCTTTATATACCCGATTTGGATAAACACAATGTACGCTGTGGCTGATAACTGCATCTACTTTCATATTTAGGTATTGAGCTATGATCCCACCCTCACTATGACCGGTGACAACAATTTTATTGAAGCCGTTTAATCGTAACCATTTAATATGTCTCTCAAGTTCTTTTATTCGTGCTGGCCAGCGTGTTTCAGGATTAGCGTTAAATAATACCTTATTATCATTGGTGAGTATGCAACCAGGAGATGCATCTTTTCTCCTGTGAAAATCGGTCATGATAAAGTGCATACCGAGACTAGAATAGAATTGCCTAACAACATGGTCTGCACTGTAGACCCCACCGCACCCATGTAAGTGAATTACAACAGGTAGAGATTTGTCAGCCTTCTCTGCAAATGATTCGGGGCCAGAGGGTAAGGATAGAAAAAATCTACCGTAAACATAAAAAGTAGACCTGAGTGGGGCAGTGTCAATCACCTCAGGTGACATGTCGTATGTTTCTTTTCCTTGTGTGAAATAATTTGAATAACACAATGTCGGAATAGTAATCAACAAAATTGAAAGAATTTTTTTCATAACAGTCCTTAGGTTTTACTTAACCAAAATGTTGAAAATCATGTTTTGCAATTCTGCGACCTCGTCACGAGGGACGTAGAAGTCGGTCAGTGGGTCGTAGTACTCACCCTCTTTTGGATCATAATACAGAACCTGACCATTGGGGTAGTGAAACGGACCCTCAAGACCCTTGCGAGGACCGAACTCTTTGTTGTGCTTGAAAATGATGTAAGACATAAAGACCCCTTTCAACTGAATAAGAGTCTATTGTACGCCCAAACTGATTTATTGTCAAGTTATGAAAATGAATACTTTTCTACTACAAAGTATTGATTGTTATCACGGTATTTCATTTTATAATTACCAGATAATGTTATTGGATTTTTGCATTGATTATCCAATAATGAAATTAAAGGATTATCATGTGTTAATGAGAAAGTAACCAAGTTATTAGTTTCATCACTAAACCAATATTCTTTTCTTTTTGAATATTTTTTACCAACACTAAATGTCTTTTTAAGTGAGAGATTTTTTGTTTGTTTATATGATTTATCTGTGATAATCTTATTATGCTCAGAAACTAAATCATCAAAATCTACGTCATAGTTATAAAATTCAGGTAAACGATATGCTAACGGTACCATATTGTCTTTAAACATTTTACCATTAGTATGAATAAACGAATTCATATCTTCTCGGAATTGCGAAAGTCTTACATCTTTCAATTTCCACATCATTATTTTTTTACTATAATAATCACGAATCTCATTTGCCTTTTGCCGGTCATCTGTAGTTACGTGATTGAATAACTCTTTATCTAATAATGTAGAAATAGGTGTATATGTGCCGCCACTATTATGTGTATCACGTAATCGTTTCCAAGCGGCGCTTAGTGCCAACAAATCTTCGTCAATTTCAAGAATCTCATACTTTTTAACATGTTCACCGTGAGTGACACCCAATAAACCGTGCAGAGTAAGATTTCCAGTAAGATTTCCTAAGGAAGTATTCCACGGTGCCACATTTCCCTGAGACTTAACCTGCCCTGAAATATTAAAAGGATTATTATGAGAAAGTGAAATGTTTTGTAAGTTTTGTAAATTAAGATTAGCCAATTGAAATGTCCTCCATTCCTGCAGTGCGTAAACGCACGATATGTCCCATCTGCCATTGTTTGGCTTCAAGACCCTTCATTATACCTAACCATTTGTTTCTAAGTAATGCGACTTCGTTGACCAAAACTTCAAAGTCAATAACTTCATCTTCACCATCAACATACTTTTCAGCATCACGGCTAGTTAGTGCTCTATTATACGCCTCTAGGTATTTTTGAAAATACTTTCGGCGAATTTTCCTTAATTGAATATTAAGATAGTTGAGCACCGCTTCAATCTCTTGTAGTTGATTAAAACGATGCTCAGTGATGCCCGGTATAGCGGCAATGTTCTTTTCAACATTACCGTATACCTTTACATCTTTTTTTGCGTCAATAAGTTCAGCTTCATAGTGTGTAATAAAATCGGGTATTACAGCTAAATCTACCGTGATTCGTGTATACCAATTCATTTATCACCATTCGTCTTCATCAGACTCTGTATCATCTTCATATTCTTCATATTCTTCTTCAACTTGGTCTGTGTACTCTTTTAAAGCAATAGTTACTTCTTTGTATCCTCTGAATGCTTCTTTAATGTCAGTAGCTTCATAATCATTGTCAATCAATAAATTAACTAGTGAATCTGCCGCATCACTCCTATCATTCAAATCAATATGGGAACTTAATGCTTCCCATACTTCAGCCACAAAATCTAAACTCATACTGTATCCTCCTCCTCAGTGTTAGATACAGTACTTAGCATAGGTTTAGATTTTTCGGCGTATTCAGCCATAACTTTGTCAAGACAACCATCAACGTTTGCTTCCCAGCCTTTACGAAACTTCTTAATGATTTCACCATCAAGTGTTGTATAAACTAAACTGTTGCCTTCTTTCTTAACAAGTTCTTGTTTTTCAATCATGTCTAACATGCCTGAGTATGGACTCATGCCTGTTTCATAAGGAATTTTAACTTGCACTGATTCAAAAGGTTTAGCATAACGTGTCTTCATGATTTTACATGCCGCACGAATACCACGTACATCACTAATCTTGTTACCGTCTTCGTCTTCTTTGAGTTTTAGTTTCTTCATTGCAACTAGAATACTAGATGCGTAAACGAAACCCTGACCACCTGAAATTTTATCATCAGGGTCAAACATGTCTTGACTAGCATAAGTGTGATTAGTAGCAACCATACCGATGCCTAAGTTACCAAACATGTTAACACAGTTACGAACAAGTGCGGCAAGTGCTTTAGGCTTACGACCCATGTCACCCTTCATGTCACCTGCTTCAAACTGATTAACGTCTGTTGGTGTTAGCAACATACCTAAACTGTCAACAACGAACAAGACCTTAGGACGATCTTCTTCAGATAATGCTTTATATTCTTTTACGAATTCACTAATTGTTTTAGCAACGTCATCAATCATTGCCATGTTAAGTTTCAGCAATTTGTCATCAGCAGTTGAAACACCTAAAGCATGTAGCCATGCTTCATCTAATGCGTTTTCACTATCAATCAAGACAACGTAAATGCCTTGCTCTTGTGCATGACGCACTAAGTTACCTGAACAGATGAAACTCTTACCCGAGCCTGATTCACCTGCAAATACAGTAACCTTACCTAGTGGTACGCCTTTGTTAAAGTCTCCGCTGATAAGATAGTTTAGTGCATAGTTGCCGGTTGAGATCCAATCAGTAGGATCGTTAAAGCCGATACTCAATCCTTCAATAGACTTAGTGATAGACTTTCTAAATTTACTTACGTCAAATGGTTTAGCCAATTTATTCTCCTATTATTTTTGTATAGCATTTGTGTACATTCTATCAGAGAACGATACTTTGTCAAGGTATTCTGGAGAGTTATCGGCAATACGTTCTAATTCGTATTCGCTAGGATAATGTCTCAATACACCTCTTGCTCTGTCTCTGACCAATGCAGGTACCCTGGGAGTTTTACCCGGGTCGCATAATTCTTCCAACAGTTTTTTACCTTGCTTCAGGGCACGGTAACGTTCGTCTGGTAGTGTCATATTATTCTCCTTATTATTAAAGGGGCCGAAGCCCCTTTAATTACTTCGCTTGTCTAGCACGAATCATCGCTAGGATGTCTTGTGCTTTGTCGCTTGATGGAGTTGATGTAGGTAGCGTAACTGGTTGAGTAGCTTGTGCAGGTTCATCTTCCCAAGGTGCAGTAGAAGCTTCTGCTACGGGTGCTGTCGCGGGTGCTCTAGTTTCAGTAGTAGCAGTAGGTTTAGCCGCTGTTGCGCCTGCAGGTGCATCAACACCCCATGGTCTGTAGTATGCGCCCCAACGCTCAGTGTCGTAGGGTTGACCATCAACTGATGCGTCAAACATTTCTTTGATGATACGCAATTCCGCTTCACCGGGACGCTTTGGCAAGAAGTCAGCAAGGTTATACAAACCATGTGATTCAATTGCTGTTTGCTCTGCTTCTGTCAACGGAGACTCTTTACGTGCCCAGTTACTAGTTGAGTAATCTGCGTAACCACCTTTACTTGTTTTCTTGATATTCAAATCAAGACCACGTTGATAGTCAGTTGGCAATTCTTCCATTTCAGGATCCATCAAACTTGCTTTGATGATTGTGAAAATTTGCGGACTGATAATGAATCTGCGAATAGGATTCGCAGGTGTACCATCGTCACCGATGGGGTTTTGACGAACAAAACCTTGGAACAAGTAACTACGCTTCTTCCAGTATTTGTTTGCTAGTTCTTTCAGTGTTTCATCTTTGTACCAAGGACGAACCTCAGTCAAGATTGGGCACTGTGCTTTTGGATCATACATTTCTACACAAGGTACTTGAACCTCAACACGCTTTGCGTTAGGGTCACCTTTGATACCATTGAATGGAAGCTTGATGATTTGACGTTCAACCCAGAAGTAAGGGTTCTTACTATCTGCGTCTGGCAATAGACGTAGTGAGGCTGTAGTGCCTTCGTCCATGTTCCAGTGAGGGTAGATTGAATTGTCTGATTGTTTCGGTGTATTACCGGTTGACTTGTTTTCCTGTGCCGCGATACGAGCACGAATTTCTGCTAATGATGCCATGATATTTTTCCTTATAAAATTGAGATGGTCTCGTTTAATATTCGTCACTACCTATTAGTGACTAACACAAGTGTAAGTATAGCAAATGCTTTCACTCATGTCAATAGTATTTATGCCAGATGTGGTAAACCTCACCTTTTAAGTGAGGTTTATTTACCCTTTATCTGTTAATGATTCTTAGCATAGCAGCCAAGTCATCATGACCTTCTTTGACTTTTTCTTTTTCTTTTTGTCTTTGGTCTAGTTCTTTACCGTATGCTTGTACTTTCTTACGGAAATCCTTTTCCTGTTCAGGAGTAGTTTCTCCTTTGGAACTTGATTTACGAGCATCGTATTCACCGGTATCTACTTCAGTAACAACAGCTTGGTCATCAGTGTTGATAAAGTTTTCACCAACTAGAT